ACAAACTGCAGCAGCATCATTAAAGAATCCATCACCAGTTAATGCAGATGAAACCTCTTTTGTTTTTTTAATTAAAGGATAAGTCATATGGCCATTAAAATTATACAAAGAAACAAATTCTGCATACCAAGTTGAAATTGTTGTTTTTTTGATTGAATCAGTGATTCCTCCTAATCTCATAAATTTCATTAATAAAATTTTTAAATTTTTGATTTGATTAGATTTACAAGAAATGCCTATTTGATAGTCATCAGAATGTTCTAAATGTTCAATTAAAACATTAGGATAAATATTTTCGACATGCTTTTTGAAAGTACTATAAACAATAGATCCTTTTATACTAGACAAATAATTATATAAACCCATTAAGAAATTTTGTTCTAGTTTTAATCGATATACGGTTTCTCCATCTTCATTTTTCAAGTAATCAGTAAAACTTGTTTGTATTGTACATTTTTTTATAATGCTTTCAGGAACTTGAATATATTTATTGTTTTTCCATTGGAAAACAATACAAAATAATAAATTATAAAATGGCTCAGGTAAATATTTTTTCATGCTAAATAATAAAGTTTCAAAACTTTCTAATTGCTCAGATGCAGACCATTTAGTACAATCACCATTTATATAAAAATTAACTTGTTGATGAGCTTTTGCATGTCTTGTTATAGAATTGACTAATTTTTGAATTTTTAACATCTTTAGGTCACCAGGAATAGATATACATTCTGTGTCTACTAACCTGCATATTTTTTTAAAAAATTCTTCTATTAGTTTGACTAAGAATTTACTATCAATGTCTAGAACATAAAATTCTCTTTTGGCACCAAACTGCTCTTTTATACATATGTCTGCTAAAGTTGGGTGATTAAATTGATTTTTGTTAAAAAAGTTTGTGGCATGTTCTATCAAACTTAAATCTCTTATATCATCCCTTAAAACAAGGCAATCATGTACTTTATAGCGTTTGTGTTGATCTAAGTTCCTGCTGGATGTTAAAATACTTGCTTTTGTACTTGTGAAGTTAGATAAAGGTTTTCTGAATACTTCATCTTGCATCATTAAATCAAAGTCTATATGTAACTCGCTAAAGAAAACTTTTGTTGCATAATAAATAAAGCTATTGCTAAACCCCATTTGAACATCATCTAAAATACATTTTAAATTTTTCTTATCTGTCTTACCAAATTTTAACTCTTCTGGTTTATCATTATAAATATTTTGAAATTTTAATATTGTATTCATAGCTTTAATATTTTCATGATGTATACTAACAGGTTCTTTTATTGTATGAATATAAAGATGTAAAGAATCTAAGAATAAATTAAAATCAGTTATCCTACAATTAGACCAAAAGCCTGGTATATTCATATTACCTCCTAATGAATAAATTGACCTCTCTTCTTCTTCAAATATAGGTGTATAAGGTTGAATAAATTCTACTTTTAAATCTTTA